CTTCCGATCTAAAGGTCCTAAAGCGGCTATCGATCAAATGATGGGTTCACTGGAATCTGCCGCGATTAAAATCACGGAGGTACTGGCCCCAGCTATCAAGGCCGTTGCTGATTCGATTGGGGGATTCGTGGATAAATTTACGAATTTAAGCCCTACGGTCCAAAAGTTCGTTTTAATTTTAGCCGGTGTTTTAGCAGCCGTTGGACCGATCACACTGGGAGTCGGGAAATTGATGATTGCGCTAGGAAAGCTACCCGCAACATTAGCGGCGGTCAAAGCTGGATTTTCAGTTTTAGCACCTATCATGATGAACCCGTGGACGCTAGTAATTGCGGCGGTCGTTGCATTAGTGGTCGCGATTGTGACTCACTGGAAACAGATTAAAGATGTGACGATGACAGTCTGGAATTCCATTGGGTCATTTTTTACGGGGTTGTGGACCGGAATTACTCAGACTTTTAATAGCGCTGTAAGTGGGATTTCTAGCTTTATCCATAAAGCATGGACTGCAATCGCTAGTGTGACCTCTACAGTGTTTGGAGAAGTTAAGAAAATAATAACTACGGTTTTCAACGCAATTCAAGTAGTTGTAATGACAGTCGTAGAAGTAATTAAAGGCATTGTTGTTGGTGCATGGTCAATAATTTTGGCTGCTACTCGAACAACATGGGCTTTAATCAAAGCTGTCATTCTCACCGTTTGGGATGCCATTAAAGCGCCAGTTACCGAGGCTGTAAATGCAATCAAAGATATAGTTACTACAGGATGGACTGCAATCAAAACGACTACCAGTAAGATTTTTGGTGAGGTTGCGAAGTTTGTAAGTAAAGTTTGGAATGCTATCAAGAAAACCATTGACGATGTTTTGACCCCAATCAAGAAAGGCGTAAAAGCCGCTTGGGATTGGATTAAGTCCCAAACCCTTAGCATTTTTACTGCTGTGAAAACGACAGTTTCAAGCGTTTGGAAGAAAATTAAAAGTGTCATTGATTCGGTACTTTCCGCAATTAAAAACGCTGTTAAAGCGGCGTGGACGTGGATTAAAGATAAGACTCTTAGTATTTTTAATGCCGTAAAATCTGTGGTCTCTAAGGTTTGGAATGGCATCAAGTCAACCATCACTAAAGTTCTAAGTTCGATTAAAGATGCAGTTAAAACTGCATGGAATTGGATTAAGAAGACTACGAGTGATGTTTTTGGAGCTGTAAAGAATACTGCTGGTTCTGTCTGGGGCAAGATTCGTGATGCTATGACGCGGCCAATTAAATCAGCGGCTACAACAATTTCTAATGTGCTTACTAAAATAAAAAATTGGTTTAGTAATTTGCATCTTAAAATTCCACATTTCGAGATGCCGCCAATGCCTCACTTTAAAATCAATGGGTCTTTCAGTTTGAATCCGCCTAAAGTCCCATCATTCGGTGTTGATTGGTATGCCAAAGGTGGCGTGTTCACCAAGCCAACCGTTTTTGCTAACGCACAAGGCGGTTTTAATGGCTATGGCGATGCTGGTCCGGAAGCGGCTTTACCGCTGAATGCTGAAACGCTTGGCGGGATTGGTAAAGGCATTGCGGCCGCAATGGGTGGCAATTCACAACAACCTATCATCCTAAATATCGATGGGCGGACTTTTGCCGAAATTACCGGGCCGTATGTGTCCGGGTATCTTAATCAGCAGGACACCACGCGTGGCTTTAGTAAAGGGAGGCGAAGTTTCTAATGCAGATTTTTTTGGACAACGTTGGTAATGAGAACTTGGGAATTATCCTTGCTAGCAAGCCAGAAATCCCTACAGCACGGCAAGTGATCGCTACCACCTCCGTGCCAGGCAGCTACCACGGCTCTTTGACGCAAAAACAGGGTTGGGGTGATGTTGTGATGACGGCAGAATTCACGGTTGTACCTGAATTACTTCCCGGCGTTGTATCTCAACAGGGGTTTAACGATGTTTTAAGACGACTGAATGCATGGGCCATCAACTCTAGACGCCTTGTATTTTCAGATGATCGCAATTTTTATCGAATCATTAAAAGTGTTGAAATTGATTCGGCGTCTGCTGGTGAGATTGAATTAGTAGGAACAGTCAAGGTGACTTTTACGCTTGATCCTTTTTGGTATCAAGCTGGCACTACCTTAGCGATTGCTGACGGCGTTCAATTCTTTAATCCCGGTACAATTGCCAGTGATCCTTTGATAACCGTGTATGGCATGGGAACGATTAAATTCAGCCTTAATGGTAAGCAAATAACTTTGCTTAAAGTCAAAGACTATTTAACAATTGATTCTTGGCATATGACGGTAGTTCATGGTAACGACAACGTAATTTATGATGAGCAAATGAATGGCGCTTACCCCCGCGTTGATCCGGGAAATAATATCATCACATTTGACCAAAACGTCAGCAGCATTGAAATTGAAGGAAGGTGGGCTTGGTTATGATTCAGCTATATGGACGCGATGAACGGGACTTTTTGGGGCACAATGGTCGGGTACTAGCAGAGGTTTATAACGACACCGTTACGTGGGTAGTTAATGCACAATATGATTTTTCATTTGACTACCCGCTTTTCGCTAAGCATGGCTTGGCAATTGAAAATGAAATGTTAGTAACCGCACCGGTTCCCGGCTATGACGACCAAGCATTTAGAATCAGCTCAGTTGAGAAGTCTATGGGTGTTCTTACGGTGCACGCCTATCACGTGTTTTGGGATTTAATGCAAAACTTTGTAGAGGACACTAACGTGGTTGGTAAGGATGGCAGCGGGGCTGTGAACAAGATTATGGATTCAACACAATTCCCAAATGAATTCACTTACAGTTCAACGGTTGGAAATGTTGCCACGGCACGAATTGTGCGTATGAGTGTAATAGCTGCCTTGATTGGTACAGATGATAATACGGTTTTGAGTCGTTGGGGCGGCGAGTTTGAGTGGGACAATTTCCATTTCAACCACGTGGCTCAACTAGGACAAGATCGCGGTGTGATTTTCCGCAACAGGAAAAATCTGTTGGGCTATAAGGCTACAGCAGATTTAAGCGATACGGTGACTCGGATCATGCCTGAGGGCTATAACGGTTTGTTCTTACCTGAAAAGTATGTAGATAGTCCATTGATTAATAACTATGCCAGCCCTCGTATCGCTAAGATCACTTATTCCGACGTTAAGGCGATTGATGAAGACTCGGTTTCGGCTGACAGCTCCACTGATGATGACGCCTTGCCGATGGATGAGGCGTTGGCTGCACTCCGTGCCGCTGCTAAGCGGGAATTTGATGTGAACCATATTGATGATCCTAATTACACCTATGAGTTAAATGTTGTGACATTAGAAGACACGGAAGAATACAAGAATTCAGCCGTCTTCACAAAGGTTTATCCGGGTGATACAGCCACTTTCATTCATGATGAGGATGGTCTAAACGTCAAAGCCCGTATGACGGGTTACACATGGTCGCCAGCTACTAAGCAATATTTGACTCTAACTTTTAAGTCAAACCAGCGTAGTACACCAGATATCGAACACAAGATTGATAATATTAGCAATCAGATCACCGTCATTGATCGTACAGCAACGGCTAAAGCAGCCAATAACAGTAATACTGTAGGTTGGGCTAGTACGCCACCGGCCGACAAAGGGAACAACAAACAGGGTGATGTATTTTATCAACAGGTAGGAATTCACGTCATCATGTGGATTTATCGCGACGGCGAGTGGCAAGAGGGTGTTTCAGATATTGCAGGGCATGATGCTGCAAATATCACGGAGGGAACGATTAATGCTGCTAATGTAAATATTATTAATTTGAACGCCGATAATATTGTAGCTGGCACGATCACTGGCCCAAATCTGGGAATTAATCTAATTACGGGCGAAGTAAAATTCCAAAAGGGTAGTATCTCCAGTTCTGACGAAGATTTTTATATAGATATTGATGGTGGTACAGTCAGTTCTTCCAATGACGGGAAAGGTACATTAACGATGGATTCGGGTGGTATAAACTATCGAATTTCAAAAAGCGATTCGGAATTAGCAGGAAGAATTGCATTAAATATGTATCGATTACTTGGAGGAAAGTCAACGCTGGCTATCCAATCAATTGGACAGATTGTTTTGGCCATAAGTGATGCCTTACAAGATTCGGTAAATCCATTTGAGAGTGCTAGTTTAGCGATTGAAAAAGGCTCAATAGTTTTAAATTCAAGTTCTCAGAAGTCAAGTAATGGAACGATGTTGAATAATCATTTGGGATTAGGGGACTCAAGTTTAAATACGTATGTCTATCCGGGAAACACGGACTTCTCTCAGGTTGGATTATTTTCGGGAGACAACGAAGGAGCTATTGGCGGCTATTTAACAATTCGTTCGAATGGACAAGTTCAACTATTTTCTACGGATTCGACTACCGTTCTTGGAAACCTCACAGTGACTGGTGCTAAGAATGCCATTCACGTTACTCGGGATGGTCTCCGGGCAACGCCTGCTTATGAAACTGCCGAAAGTTACCTTGGCGATATAGGCGAAGCTGTTACAGATGAAACCAGTCAAATAAAAATCGCCATTGAGAAACTTTTTGGAGATACAGTGAATACCAGTATTCCCTATCAGGTGTTTTTGCAATCGTATGGAGCTGCCCATGTCTGGGTTTCATCACGTAATGAAGATTTTTTTGTAGTCGAAAGTGATCAACCTAATGCACCATTTTCATGGGAACTTAAAGCTAAACGGCGGGGTTATGAGAATGAACGCTTGATTAAAAATACAATGAACATTGAAGATTACGCAAAAAAAGTAGATGGACTGGAGAGTGATAAAAATGATTAAGATTACTTTGGGAACAGATAAGCAGGAGA